GCCTTTGCCCTTACAGGCGGTATCACGCGCTGCATGTCGCCCGTTTTGCGTCCGTCTATGAGGATTATGCGCACCGGGTACTTCGTGCCGTTCCTCGCGTACATCGCACCGTCAAGGTTTATCACGTCGGCAACGTTATAGTGGGTGTAAAGGTAGCCAAAAAATTTCATATCTTTGGGCTTCATCACGCCATTTTCTCTATATTCGGTGTTTCCGCCTATCACGATGGCGGCTCTGCCGTCATCTTTCATGGCTTCCAAACCGTTTATGGCCATCAAGCCCTCAAGCGAGCTTATCTTGAACGTCCCGTTGTCAAACTCCTGCTCCGTGGTAGTGCCAAACGGCGGGTTCGTAAGCAAAGCGTCCACCGCCTCGCCCTCGAATGGCAACAGCGCATTTTGGCTCGTCACCTTTCCGTAGCCCAACGTGCGTAGGTTGGAAAGCCTGCGCTCGTCAATGTCGTTCACATGCACGATTTTCGGATTGAACGCTATGGTCAACGCTCCGTTGCCTGCGCTTGGCTCTAACACGCTCTTCACGTCTCTGCCTGCGCGGACAAATTGCCCCATTACATAGCCGAATGGTGTCGGTGTGCTGTACTGCTGCCGCTCCACTCTCGTGCTGTCCCTTGTGTTGAGCAAAGGCTGGGCGTTGTACAGTGATACCACCTTGTCATATCCTGCACGCTGTGTCTCTGTGTCCTTACCTCTTGCCTGTAGGGCAACTGTGCGGGTGAGCTTCGTCATGGCAACCTCTACCATTTCTTGTAGGTCTGTGGTGCTTAGGTCTTCCAACGTGTCATACTTCGCTGCCAGTTTCTTGACTTCATTCATTGTCAATGGCGTAGCTTCCTGTGTTGCATATATGGCTTTTGCTATTTCGTGAACGAAATCCTTTTCTTGTATCGCCTTGCGCTGGTATTCCTCGCTGTTGCCGGTCAACTCATCTTTGGGCTTCTGTGGTGTCGGCTTCTCCTCTTTCTCAATGGCACTGAACAGGTCTTGCTCTTTAGTTTTTTCAGCTTTTGTTTTGCCATTTGCAGATTTTGCCGTATCTTTGCCATTGGAAAGTTCGCTTGAACCCGAAATTGGCGTAGCGTTGCTATTAGCGTCGGGAATAGCGGACTTCTTTTGTTTCCACATTGTAACCGCCGCCAATTCCTTGCGATTGGTGCGTTGTTCCTCCACATAAATAACAGTTCCGTCTGGATAGCTTTTGTTGTAACGGATGTTTAAATCTCCTCGCTTGCCAGTCTCAATAACAAAATCATCGTAGTTCTCTACCAAATCTGAGACTTTGTCAAAATCGCTTTCCGTAATAGGAACTTGACCACGCTTATGTTCAGTCTCGCTACTATGCTGCTTTAAGATATGACGTATTGCGCTATTGTCTATTACGTGTTTGTACCCGTCAATATCAATTCCTTTCCCTTTCAGGTCATTAGCCAAACGAGAAGATACAGGAGCTATTACTTTTTTAAATAGTCCTTGTGCGGTTTCTTTGGCTTTGTTTATCAAATCAGAAAGAGTACCTGTGAAATAGCTAAAATTATTACCTTGTTGTTCTATTTTCCTTTCAACCTCGGCTTCCTTGCCTAATTCTCTTGCAGTATCAATAGCACTTGGCGTTTCTTTTCCGCCCAACGTCTCCATATTGAAGCTGCGCACGGTCTTGTTGTCGTCCATGCGGCTCACAATGTCGTCGCTGATGTCCATGTCGCCCTGCAAGTCCATGTAGATACGCTTGATGTAAGGCTTCAGCTGTTCCGCAGCGTCCTTGCTCAACTTCGCCATGTCCTCATACATCGTCTTGGCGAAATCGGCGAACTTCTCCAAACCGTTGCCCACATAGTAGCGAGCTAACTTGCCGCCTTGCTCCAACAATGTATTGAGGTCAAGTCCTGCGGTGATGTTCTCACCCTTGCCCAACAGCATATCACGGAGCTTTTTCAGGGCTTCGTCCTTTTCCTCCTCGCTAACGCCTAATTTGTTCTTCTTTTTCCGTTTCGCCTTTTCCTCTTTAAAGTCCTTAGTGCTCTTATTGCCGTTATTGTCTTTATCCTCTTTACTTTCCCCATTCTTCTTGTTCCACTCCGTCAGTCTCTCTGCATACTCTATCGGGCTTTCGCCCTCCTTCGGTTTCAGCTGCTCTGCAAATCTTGCAACGTCCTTATCCTCCTTACTACCCCTATTTCCACTACCCTGCTCGGCTTGCTGTATGGTTTCCTTTGTGGTGGTTTCCTCTTTCCACCCACCGTTTTTCAACTCTTTCGCAAGTTCTTCTATGGCCATTTGGTATGGTCCACCATAACCAACCGTATTCATTTCCACATCAGCCTTACCATTAGAAACCGACTTAACTTTAATTTTTTCTTTATAGGGTCTGCCGTCTTCAGTTACACCATCCCTTGTGAGTGTCTTTCCTACGGAGTTTTGAGCTACAGCGATGTCTGTTTTTGTAGATTTTTCACCCTTTTCTTGCGCATTATCGGAACTTTCCGTAACTTTGCCGTCAGAAACGGTTGGCTTACCGTTGGGTTCTGAAGGTGTAATGCCGCCCTCCCCACTTTCAGAAAGCGAAGAGCCCGTCGGAACGGCATTGTTCGGTTGCTGAGGTTCGGTCTTGGCGACCGTTTCTTTTTTGTTCGAATAGCCCTTGCGGAATATGCCTGCGCTGTTCACGTTCCAATACGAGCCATCCTTTGACATTTCGATAAAGAGAGTGTTGTCGTGCGTATCTGTGATTTGTATCAGATAGGTGGGCGAGCCGTTTTCTCTGCGTTTACCAACACGGATGTTGTCCTCATCGTAATTTTGAGCTACATAAGACACGAAATCCTCTACAGATGCAAATCCGGCTTCTTTTATCTGTTCACCGTGGTTCGCCTCTATGTGTGCAAGTCCATATCCTTTCCCATCCTCGTCTTGATAACCCTCGCTTAATTTGATAGGTGCAGGTGTCAATCCGCTGTTTTCACGGATTTCTCCAAAGACAGTAGTTCCGTCTGCGGCTTTGACAAATGGTCGTCCGTTCTCATCTACTTCTGCGCCCTGCGATGCACTGTTTTCCCGTGTTGCAGATAGTACGCCACCTCCTCGTCCGTCATCGTTTGTTGCTTCTGCTTGTTCGCCTGTCTGATTGCGTCCGCCAACAGTATCGCTTTCCATTTGGCTCGCTCTCTTTCGCTGTTCGACTGCGCCTGTGAGGGCTGCGCTTTGTTGTTCTTCTGTTCCATAGTTCAATATTTCTAATACGTCCTTTAATATCTGTTCCTTGTCTTTCACGTCACCGCTGAAGATGTCCATCTGACCGTCTGCGGCATCCTTCGCCTCGCTGTTATAGACGGCAAGGGTTTTCTTCAGCTGCGATGTGCGCGTGTCGTTAAGCACGTCGGCCAACATCATGATTGTGGCGTTGCGGTAATCGGCCACGGTCGCGCTCTCCTCATTGGCGAACAACACCGTCTGCCGTGCGAAACCGCTCACGCGCTCGCCGTCCTTGAAGCCGTCTTTCCTCGCTTGGTAGCACAGGCTCACCGCCTCGGCAAGCTCATTCTCCAAAGAGTATTCCTCGCCAAGCCCAATGTTGTTGCTTATCTCCGCAAGGGCTGTGATGACGCGCTGCCTCATGCTCTTGAACTCCGTTATCATGCGCACCGCGTCGGGATTGCTCTCGAACGCCTTGCCTATAAGGGTGTTTTCAAGTATCTCACGCCCGACAGCCGAAATGCCGTCGCCGTCGTACATCTCCGCCAACTGCTGCGGCGTTATCACTCCCGCCGCCTGCAGCTCCTTGATGGCTTCCGTGGCTGCGCTCGCATTGTTGTAGAACTCGCCCAACGTGTCAAAGCTGTTTATGGTCTTCACGATGCGGTTGAATGTGCCGTCGTCCACAATCTTGCCCAACTTCACGGCCTGTTCGGTCTTGCTCTGCGACTTCATTTCTTGTTGATTGAACTTCGCGAAGGTGTCCGCCGTGTATGGCATACGCTCATCGGGTACGAACACCACTCTTGGGTGCTGCATCTGTCCTACCTGTTCGGGCGTGAAGCCGTATTTCTGTGCGTATTGCCTTACATAGTCGTTATATGCAGCGTCCGTGTTGTCTCGTGCCGCAAGCTCTCCTGCCATAGTCCTGCCGTTGCCGGACAGCACAACACCGTCTTGGCTGACCACGACAGGCGACTGCAAAGCTCGGCTGTCATACTTCGCCGCAATGTTGCGCGTGACGGTCTGCGCGTCCGTGTCTCGCTCATAGTCCCGGTCGTTCACGGTGTTGTCGTTCTCGTCCATCGGGAAGCCCTCCGACTTTTGGAAACCGTTTGTTGACTGGTGTGACGGTGTGGCAGCTCCGCTCTCGGTGAGGACATAATGACCTTTCACCCTCTCGCCATTTGGCAGGATAATCTCATCGGATGTGCCGTCCACCTTCGGGGCGGCGTTCCATTTCTCCGTGATTGCAGGCATGGGGTTCTCATTGCCCACCGCCGCGCGTTCCGCTGCCGCCTGTGCCTCGGCTTCCTTGCGCAGCCGTTCCTCCTCAACCGCCGCATCGTGCAGGGCTGCTTCCTTTTGTGCCTGTGCAGCTCGCTCTGCCGCAACGATTTTGTCTTGCTCGGCTTTCACTCCTGCCCAATAGTCCGCAGTGGCTTGCGCTGCTTGCGCCTGTTGCTGCCACTCCGCCATGTCGCGGTTGTACTTGGCTATGCTCGTGCCTATCTGTGGCTGCTTCTTCTTGATTGCCTCAAGTTTCTTGTTCGCCTCGGCCACGTTGTTCTTCACGAGCTGGTCGCCCACGCTTCGGGGCAGTCCGCTCTCTTGGTAGATGTATGCGTGTCCTCGCTGCGGCGTCACCGCTTGCCAGTCGGGTTCGTCCGTGTCCTCGCCCTTTTTGTCCTTGACCATCGGCATGGGCGCAATATTCTCGCCGTTTTCTTGTCCAACCGACAAACTTTCCGTATCTTTGCCGTCAGAAGAAACAGAGTTCGGTGCAGGAACAAGGTCCGACCCCTCGCTTTGAGGTTCAGCTAAGCGCACATCAGAGCTGGAGAACTTATCATTAAGGTGTATCAATTTATCTTGATGCACCTTTTTTATAAGAGCTTCCTTTGTTATCTCATGACTGCTTATAGATACTTCGAGGTTGTCTTTTTGCACCGTCACAGACTCGAAGTTCACATACCTGCTTCCATCGGGCTTGATGAATGTCTTTATAAACAAGTACTTTGTCTCGCGTTCCGCACCGTCCTTCGGGTCATGCTCCTCAAGCACCATGTCGGGATTTTCAAGCGTCGGCTTTACCATGCCAAAATAGCTCTCGCGTTTCTTCTTCAGAAGTTTGAGATATTGGTTTTCCCCCATTTTCACAGTGCCAATGGGTGTAGCCACCGTGCCTTCCTCGCCAAACTCGCTCACCCAATTCTCTGGTGTAAGTTCAAGCTCCCGTGCGGTTTCGGCGTTTGTTTCCATTTTGGAGATTGTCGTGATAGCGTCTTTCTCTGACATCGTTCCGCCTACCAACGGCATGGGTTCTGCCATAGACGCAGCTTCCGAGTTTTCCTCGGCTGCTGGCTGATAGGTGATTTCCCGCTCATTCTCTGCTATGGCTTGTTGATTATCTGACGTAATCTGTTGATTATCCGTTGCGATTGTCGGGCTGTTCTGTTCGCCAGAAACATTAGGAACGCTACCGTCCTCCTCAAAGCCTCTCTCACTGACCGCATAGCCGTTCATCCTCGCCAACTCATCAGCAGGCAGTTTTACACGCCTCATGTTGCCGTCAGCGTCCTCATAGTCAACGGTTATCTCATTCTTGCCTTCTGTCTTGAATGTTCCGCTCACAACGCCGTTGTGCGTGTTTCCGTCAGCGTCTGTTACATTCACCTCCTCATCCATGAGAAAATCATGCGCGGCTGCCGCATTTGTCTTATTCTCAACAGGAGATGTTGCAACCTCCTCCGCGCTCACGGGCGTTTCCGCTCCTTGAAACATCTTCGGCGATGCCATGTGCGTGTTTCCGTCAGCGTCCTTGTAATATATTACCTCGCTCGAAGCGTCTGCGTCAACCGTACCGTCCTCCCTCATCACTATGTCGCCTTTGGTTACGAACACCTCCTGCGGCTGACCTCCGTTCTCCGCGCTTGGATACAAAGTCGCCTTGTGCAGCGTGCCGTCCTCATGCAGGTTGCTCTCAACTGTTTCGCCCAGTCTGTCTCGCCATGGTGTTTCCTCGGCTTTCTCTTCGGGGTACAGTCTGCGCACATATTCTTTCAACGCATTCGTCTCTTCTTCCGTGCGCTTGTTCGCATCTTTCCTTGTTACCTTGTCAACATCAACGCCTGTCTCTGTCTTGATTTGACTGCGTATGCCTTCGGGGCGTTCCATTACATACGCTGCTTCTTGCGCATCAAACAATTCTTTCACCCGTTTTGTGATTTCCTTGTCCTCGCCCTCTTGGTATCTACGCATCATGTCTTCGGGTGTCGTGCCAAACTCCACAGCGGCTTGTTTGACGGCGTTGTCCAACTGCTCATGGTCTTTATCTGTGTCCTTGTATTTTTCGCCAATCTCCACGATGTTCAGCTCCGCCTGTCGGTCAACTTCCGTCTGCGCCCTCCTTGCCGCCGTCTCGTTGTCATACAAGCGGTGGGAGATTATTCCATTTACGCCTACAGCGTCCACATAGTATTCCCCTGCGTCCGTCTTGCCCATGTCTGAGCCTAAGACAGATGACATCGGCATTTTCTTCCCAGTCACCACGTAGGCCATCTTCGCGCGTGCCGTCTCGCTCACCCGTGAGTCGCCAATCATCTGCTCCACACGGTCAAAATACTCGTTCACGCCCTGTGGCTCTCTAACCGTTACGCCTTCGTCTTTCACTTCGGAGTTATGTCCTATTGCCGCCGCAGGCTTCTTCCATTCCATTGCGGACGATGCGAACTCCTTGTGAGACATGTCCGCGAGGTCTCCATAACCATATTCACGTAGCTCGGCTTTTTCCTCGTTGGTAAAACTTGTCTCGGGTACACTTGCCAATCTGTCAAGCATACCATTCCAAAAACCTTTGTATCTTAATTCTTCTGCTCTTGTCTTTGGCCTGTAAAAGGCTGCTGCGCCCGCTTTCAACGTTGCTTTCGCCGCATGTGGTATCTTGAAGCCTGCGACCATGGTGATAGCGCCCTTCCATGCGTCGCCTGTATCCTGTCCGCTCAGTTCGTTCTTTCCCGCGAAGATTGCCGTCTCTGTCGTAAGTCCGATGCCTGTTCCCGCCACACGCTTTGCCGCCGCCATCTTCTTACTGCCAGCGTTAAGCACGGCTTTGTCCGTGGCGTTGCCTATGAAAGCGCCCGCTCCGCTTACGAGTATGCCCGTAAGGCACTCTTCCATGCCTTTGCCAAGTATCTCCGCTCCGTTGAACTCTCCGTGAGCCATTTGGTTCGTGGCGGCACTCAACGCTCCGAATGTACCGAAGTTCACGCCTCCTTGCACGGCTCGTTGGACCGCCTTGTATTTTGGTGTCATTTGCAACATTCTCGTGGCGATTTCCTTGCCTACTTTCGGAAACAGCACCTTTGCTGCGGTGGTCGTCATCATCTTGCCAGCCAAAGCTCCTGCACCTGTACCCACCAACATTGAAGGGTCTGCCGCCATTCCTGCGACCATTGCTCCAGTCTGCATATAGGGATGTTCCTTTCCCCACTGCGCCATGGCTTGCTCATCTGCTTCAGCATGTCCGGGCGTGGTAGTCAGGCTCTTGGCCAAGTCGCCGTTAGTTCCCATCGCGCTTCTAATGAAGCCCTCGAATGCTGTCCTCGGTCTCTCCCTCTCAACCGCCATGTTCCTTACTTTCGCTATCGTGTCTGCCACGGTGCGCTTGTAAGTGTAGTCGGCGAAGTCGTTAACGTCAATATATTGGTCTGTCTTGGCTTGCAGCTCGTGCGCCCTCTTTGCGGCCTTGTCCTTTATCGCCCACTCATCTTCTTTCAGCTTCTGTAGGGCAAGCTCCTCAATGCGCTTTGGGTCGTCCACCTTGTTCGCAGCTAATGCGTTCTGTGTCGCCCTCATGCCGTTGTCGTCGCCCCACGCCGCATAGTCAGGGCTTTCATTCGACATGCGCCGCTTCTCTGCGTCAGCGTTGGCGTAAAGACCGCTGACAAGCCTGTCCGTGTAGTCTTTCGTCCCTATCTCTATAGTCTGTGTGTTTGGGTCGTTCTTGTCTATCTTGTAATAGTCAGGAGCGTCCGCATTCTCACGGGCGTTCTCAATGATGTACTCTCCCTGCGCCGCCTTTTCCTCCAATGTCGGCTCTTCCGTCTTGGGCTTGTTTGTCCCATTCTTGGCTGCGTTGGTTTTCATCTCCGCGCCTCTAACCGCCGCCTCGTGCTGCTGCCTCTCCCATTCGGCGTGGTTCTGCTCGTATGTGGGCAGGGGCTTCTCCAACTGGCTCTTCACGTTGTCAACAATCACCTGCCGCTGCTCTTCCGCAAGCCCCATAGCGTCCTCTTTCGGCTTCAAGCCCACGCCGTCAGCCACGTCTTTCGCCACAGATGACAGCCCGCCATACTCCGCCTGCGTCATCGGTTTTCTCGCGCTTGGCTGCATCTCTGTCGTATTGGTCTTATTGCTCGTGCTAGTCTTGTCCGTTTCGCTTCCATATCCTAACGAGTTGTTGAAGTCCTGCTCCGTGCCGAGGTCGTAGTCTTCCTTTATGGTGTTGTATAGGTTGCGCCTGTTGTCGGCGTTGCCTAACGATTGCCTGAAGTCCTGCTCCGTGCCGAGGTCGTAGTCGTTCTTCAACGCCTCGTACAGGTTCTTTATGTTGTCTTGTGCCATGTTGTTCTTATTTAGTTCCAAACCCTGCTATTGTTTTCTTCTTCGTTGTAGCCGCAGACTTGCTGCCGCCGCCAAATCCTGCGACAGGCTTCTTTTGCGGTGCCGTTGTCTTCTGTCCTGGCGAGCCGTACTTCTGCCGCATCTTTGCGTTCACCAACTTTACTGTTGTAGTGGACACTCCTTTCTCCGGCATTTTCGTGTATGGGTTTATCTGCGCGTTGTTCTCTCTAATATCCTCCACTTCTTCCGGATGTTCCTCTTCCCAACGCGCGTATTCGTCAAAGTCGGCTTGTGCGCTGCCGCCTCCTCCGCTTCGTCCGCCTCCCTTGCTTCTTGATATGTCGTTCCTCTCCTGCGACAACGCTATCCTTTGCCGCCCTTGCCTTTCTGTCTCCTTCTGGTGCTGGCGTGCGGCTTCCGCCTTGTCCTCTGCCAACTTCGCGCTCCTGTCAGCCTTGCTGCCTTGAAGCTCCAATTGCGCCGCCTTGGTCTCCAAGTCGTCGGCCTTGTCTCCCGCTTTTCGCCGCCGCTCCAACTCGTCTGCGCGGCGTTTGGCGTTGGCCGCGTCCTGCTTGTACGCCAAAGTCTGCGCGTTCTGCCGAGCCACCTCATACTGTCTCGCGTTCTGCCTGCGCCGTTCCGCCGCCTCCTGCACCGCCTTCTTGTGCGCCGCCGACAGGCTCGTCTGCTTCACGGGTGTCGCGCCGAACATCGCGCCTGTAACGTTGCTCAACGCCACGAGTCCGTCCGAGAGGGCGGCCAGCCGCCTCGCCGTCCGCTCTCTCTTCTCCCTCGCCATGCGCTGCTCGTCAGTCTCCTGCGACTTGGCTATGCGTGAGTTGATGAACTCATGCATGTAGTCCCTTTGGCCCGACGTGTCCTCATCCACCGGCGACTGCGCGTACTGGCGTCTTTCAGCTGCTCGCTTCCTCATGCCCTCGGCGGCGGTCTTCCACGCCGGCGTCTCCTCCGTCTTGCCGCTTGGGCTGCCGCTTTCGCTCGCTCCGTCAGCCTTGCCGCCCTCATTGGCGGCTGTGTTGTTCATTTCGGTCTTGCTGCCGCCTGTCGCGCTGGCAACTTCTTCCTGTTTTTTCTCCTCTTCTCTCATGTCGGCAATTAAAATGATGTCCTTACTGCGTATTTGTCCCAGATGTCATCAGGAGCGACGCTTACATATCCGTTCTTTGTCCAGACGGTTCTTGTGCCGGCAGGGGCTTCTGATTTCGCTCCCGCGCTCCCTGTGGCTCCGTTGCTCCCGCTCACCTTGCTCGCGCCCGTGCCGCCGCTGCTGGCTATCACGCCGCTCATGGCGTTTATCGCTCCTGTGGCCGCTGCCGCCGTGTTCTCGCGCTTCGCCTGTGAAGCGGCCGCTTCAACGCCGCTCTTCTGCGCCTCAAGCTGCTGGTCGCGCTCCCTGTACTGCGCCTCGATGTTGTCTTTCCTCGCCTCGGCGTTGGTCACGATGCCGCTCATGGCGTTGCCCATGGCCTCGGCGTTGGCCTGCTGCGTTGAAGCCAATGCCGCGTCAGTGCCGCCAACCACGGCCTTGCGCCCGTAGGCGGCTTTCGTGCGCTTCTTTATAGCGTCATTCGTCCGTGTCAGCATACGCTGCGCGTCAGCCCTCTGCGTGGCGTCCTCGTTGTAACGCCTGTTGTACCAGTTACGGTTCTCCCTCTGCGCCTTGTTTATCGCCGCCAACTGCTTTTTCTTCTGCTTGTTGGCTGATATTCCACCGAAGATGGAGTTGCCTATAGACGCGGCCGCGCTGATAGCCGCAGCCGCCACCAACGGCGCTATCGCCGTCTGCACGTCCTGCCCGCCGGTCAGCAGCCAGCACATGGTGTCCTGTAATAATGAAAATAACTCTGTCATGTCTTATTCGTTTTTTCCTTTCTGCAAAGAAAACCCTTTCCGCCGAACTCGCTTGCATATCTTCGCAACTTGCGCCCTTTCTTGCCCCTCTTGTATGCCTGCCCGTTTGCCTCAAACTCATAAATGAAAAGTCCGCCAACCCTCACGGGCAGACGGACCGGCACTCTAAAACAATTAAGTTTAATCCAATTCAATCAGTCATTCTCTTTTTAACCCTTTTCACTATGACAAAAATAAAAAGTATCATCAGCAGGAGACAGGACACGCCGCCCGTGCGCATTAGGAACCGCTGCCAGCGCGTGAGCCCCGTCTCTTTCGTTATCGTCCTTGTCGCGGTCTTCACGATGGTTCTGTACGCCGTCTTGCTCACGGCATTGCGGTCTGTCACCTCTCTCGTCCTCGTCTCTTTGTGCCAGCGCCTTTCCCTCAAGGTGTCAGCTCTCACGCCAGTGCCGCTGTCCAACACGCCCGCCTTGTACTCAACGGCCGTTGAGTCGCTCACATGCACGCTGTCCTTTTCCTTTATGTCGCGCCACCTCCACACCGTTACCGTGTCATGCACGTGCTCGGTGTTCAGCGCCTGCCCGCCATCACGCGCCGTCCTGCATGATGACACGCTCAGGCAGAGCAGCGGACAAACCGCCATGAAAATCAACCTGCATGAACTTTCGCGCCTCATATCTCAATCTCGTAACTCATAACTCCAAATATTCCTTCTTTGCGTCAAAGCACGGACACGCCTTCGCCGCATTCGGGAAGTCCCTGTGCCCCTGTATCACAGCGTCAGGGTAGCGGCCTTTCAATATCCTCAAGAGGCTTCTAAGCGATTTCTTCTGCGCCTCCGTCCTGTTGTCAACGGGAGCCAGCTTGTTCCCCAAGTCCACGCCGCCGACGTAGGCCACGTGCACGCTCACGCTGTTGTAGCCCCTCACGCCGTTGGCTGTCCTGTCCTCGTCCAGCATCTGGTGTATCGCGCCGTCAGCCGTCACCACGTAGTGGTAGCCGGGGTTCTTCCACCCCTTCCGCCTGAACTCCGCCCACAAGTCCCTCACGCCCCATTTCTGGCTGCTTGCCGTGCAATGCACCGCTATGTACTTTACGCTTCTCATCTCTTCGCCTTCTTTTTGCTCATCGCCTCTAATTCCGTCAGCACATCTTCCGGCTTGACGCCTAACTTTCTCGCAATCTCCCCGGCCAACGCTTTCCTCAGCAGCCGCAGGAACGGCATGTCAGGGAAACAGATAAGCGCGCTTGCCGACATGCTCCACACCTCCACCAGCACTATCACGGTACACACTATAGCCAATGTCAGCCCGGTGTCGCTGCGCAGCAGCTTGTCAATGCCGATGAAGCATATTATGGCGCTTCCATATACCGACATCTTCATTACCGTGTCTCTCGCCAGCTCGCTCAAAGCGAACTTTTTCTGGGCTAACGCCGCCGCGATGCCCCACGCCCCGTCCAACACTATGGCCAGCAACGTTATGAGTATCGCCGTCTCGTTGCCGGCGAAGTAACTCGCGCAGAAGATGGCCGCTCCTGCCGCCCATCCCCAAGCGGTGGACAATATCTCCATCAGCTTATGAATAATATTTGTGATTGTCATCTTAGTAAAAATGTGGTTTCACCCTCAGCTTGCGCGGTCTCAACGGCAGCACAAGCGCCGTGGCAAGCTCGTCTCGCGCCTCCTGCGCCTTCTGCTCCCATGTCTGCCACTGACCCGTGTCAGGCAATGTCAGCGCGAGCCATTCCGCCGTGCATTTGTACACTATGTAGTCGTTCATGCAGCGTTTCAGCTGCTGCACCTCTGTCTCGCTTCTCTCGTAGGGAAATGTCAGCTCTATCTCGTATGCTTCCACGTCCTGCGCCGTGTTGTCGTCTGCTCCGTGCCTGCGGCACCGCCTGACAGGTGTCTTGCAGAACGGATACAGTATGTTCATGCACTCGAACAGCAGGCGCGAGACGGTGTTGCCTATCAGCTCCCTGTTGCCGTCGTCAAGCGCGTCTGACACGTCATGCTGCACGCTCTTGCCTGCCGCTGTTGCGGCGTTGGCGGCCAAGAGGCAGCGGGTAGAGATGTCCGCAAACAGCTCCTCCGTGAAATATTTCAATAAGACCTTTCTCATACTTGTAACTGATAACTTGTAACTCATAACTGCCCTTCAATGGTTTTGCGCAGCTTGTCCGCCACCTCGTTGCTGACAGCCACCTCGCCCTTGAACTCTATGCTGCTGTATTTCGGGCGCATGTACTGCAACGCGTCAAAATACACCTTGAAGTAGTCCCTGCCGTGCAGCTCCTGCATCTCTGCGGCCATTCTCTCCGGGCATTCTAACACCTCAATAAGCGTCTTGAGCTTGTCCTCGCCAATCTGCGTGCGCTTGTTTAGCGTGCCTTTCTGCCTTCCTCCAGTCTTAGGAGTGCCTTTCTTGCGTCCTCTCTTCATCGTCATAACTTATAAATGAAAACTTTATGGCTGCTCTTGTTGCATTTGCTGCGTCTGCAGCGCCTGCTCCTCCTGCGCCTTGATAAGGCTCAGCAGCTTGTCGCCGAATGGGAACGCTCCCGCCTCCAACATCATCTTCAGGCTTATCTGCCCGCTCTGCCATACCTGCAGCAGGAAGTCGTTGGCCACTTGTCTGAATACCGGCGATGTCTGGCTCTCGCTGATGTTGATGTCATACTCCATGTCCTTCACCCGCGCCGGGTTGAACGCCACCTTGCGACCGTCCCTGCCCACTATGTTCACTATCCTGTCAGTGTCGTAGTACTGCTGTATGTTCTTGCAGTCCTTTGTCGCCGAAGCCTTCATGAAGCTGCCGAAGCTCGTAAGTATGCCTTGCAGGCTCGTGGCGGCGTTCTGCGTCTGCTGCGCGTAGTACGTGCCGCTCACGTTGCCCACGCTCTTGCCTTGCAGCGCGGCGTTCACGCCCGTTATGTCGTCAAAGAACTGCTTCTCCATGCTCACAAGCTCCGAGATGCCTAAGTTCTGGGTGCTGCTCGTTATCTGCGTCGGCAGCGGAACGCCCGTCTTCGACTTGAACACGAACACGCCGCCAGGCTTGGCCCACACGTCGGCGATGTCCTCTATCGTCAGGCCCGTGCCCTCTAACGCTTCCTGCGGAACGGCCAGCAGTCCTTTCGCCGATGTCCTCAGCAGGTAGTCGTTGAGGTTTATAAGCCTGTTGACATAACGCTGCACGTCTATCACGTCCGCCACAAACGAGTGTATCTCCGAGTTGATGAAAGGGTAGAAGCGGAACACAAACGGATGCTCGTTGTGCTCGTATGGTGTCTCACCCTGCATCAGCACCTCGCCAGTCGGGGCGTAGAACCTGTAGTACCAGTAGTTGTCTATGAACCACTCGGCGGTTATCAGCTTGCCCTCAATCTCCTCCATGGCCACGCCGGCGGCCTCAGCCTCTGCCCTGCGCTCCGCGTTCACCGCGTCCACAAGCTCCCTCTTGTCTTTCGTCTCGCACTTGAATATCGTGCCGTTAAGACGGTCATAGCAGTGGTAACGCGCCTTTCTCTCCTTGTTCCACACCTCTATAACCCTGCACACATTCGTGTCCTGCGGTATCAGAAACGACGCGTTGGCAGGCTTTCTGAACCCGAACTGCCATGCGCTCTGCGTAAGGAAATGCTCGTCCGAGGCGTAGTGGTATATGCCCCTGAGCCTATCCACGTCCTTCTGCGACTTCGAGAACGTGCCCAACAGGTCGCCCCAGCTCATGTCGTGTATCTCGCCTATCAGCGAGCAGTCCCAGCCCCTCGCGTCTTTCATCCCCGTGTCAACAAAGAAGTTGTCCGGCTGTATCGTTGTCGTCCAGCAGTCCAGCCTGTCCTGCATCCAGCCGTATGACTTCCTGCACCCGGCGAAGCCGCTTATCGCGAACTCCTCAAAGATGTCGGCGTACAGCGTCTTGCCGTCGTTTATGTCGTTGACATACTTCAGCAGCTCCGTCAGGCAGTCCGACAGCGTCTGCTCGTCCCTGTCCCTCGCCACGCATATCGGCTCGGTGTTCTGGGTGATGTACAGCCCCTTGACCGTGTTCACCAGCTTCCTTATCATGTTGTTCTTCAGCGCCATGTCGCCCTGCCGGCGCAAGTGGTCTTCCTCACGCACCAAGCGTCCGTGCTCATCTCTCACCATGTCGTTCCACTGGTCGCCGTAGGTGTAGTCTATGCAGCGCTTCCGCTCCCTGCGGAACTTCTCCAAGTTCGTCCAGCAGTGCTCAGCCTGCAGCAGCACGTCGTATGCGTGCCTGTCTGGCCTCGTCTCTGTCTTGCCGCTCACCGGCAGTGGTTCATATGCCATTGTCCTTCTCTTTTTTCGCGCAAAGTTATGCCGCTGCCGCTACATTCATAGCATATCTTCGCAACTCATGCCTTTTCTATATTTTTTCTAAAACAGAAAAAGCCGCACAGCCTTCACAGGCGGCGCGGCCGTAACAGAATCAAATATTCGAAACATTCTCTGAATATTAACTACCAACTAAAAAACTAACAAACGATTAAAAACAATTAAAAACTTATCTCAACTTGTCTGTGTATTTCTGCTTCACGTCCATTGTCAGCCTGCTTATCGCGTCGCCGTTGATTGACAGCCGCGCCCAGCCTGCCGCGATGAGGTATTTGTACGGCGTGCCGCTGAGCCTCGGCATCCTGTCGCCTTCCACAGCGCCGATGAGCGCCCACGCCTTCATGTCCCTGCTGCCCCACATCGCCAAGTACCTCGGCTTCTGTGTCATGCCGCGCTCTGTCAGCGTCCTCACCGTCTTCAGCGTGTCCGCCGCGCCGAGCTTCAGCGGACGGGTGACATAGAAGCCCTTGCCGTCGCCGGCGAGCGCCGCGCTGTCCATGACGTATTCGCCAGCTCTCACCGTTCCGTCCTTATCAATGTTCACGTAAGTCACAGCGCCGTCCTCAACGACTGATTTCATGGAGTTCTCTATCGTGCCCCACATCTTCGAGCCGAAGTCATAGACATACGCCGTGTGGCTCATAGCGTCATCCGCAGTGTACGGCCTGAACACTATTGCCCTGTAGCGTATATAGTCAAAGGCTATCCTCGCGCCGTCAATGTAGCTCAGGAAGTCGTCAGCCTCCAGGTAGTCCTGCTCGCCGTATTTCTTCTGGATGTCAGCCCAGTGCGGCAATGATGTCACGTCGAATGTCGAATGCAGCCGTTGAAACGCCCCGCTCAGCAGTTTCGTGTCGCCGCCTGTAAGCTCCATCAGCCCGCGCTCCGTCAAGAACAGGATGGAGTTGTCCACCTGTGTGGCCGACAAGGCGCTGTTCCCGGCCAGCGCTTCCCGCGACACTGGCTGCTTGGCCGTGAATATTCCGGTGCTGCCTATCTCCAGCGCCCATATTCCGTCTGTGCAGAAAGCGTACAGAGGGTTAGTGCCGAAAGCCGTGCCCTGGCTCATCGCCTTCGTCGCCGCCTTTATCGCCGTTATCTCGCCGTTGCCTACCGCGTTAAGCCCCTCCGCCGGAAAAACGAACGGGTTGTCAACCTCGCTCGTGTACATGTAGTTCGGATAGTTGAAGCATGTCGCTCCCTCCGTGTAGCTTTCTTGGACGAGCGTGTCGCTCCATTCTATGTCCTCAAAGCCTGTGAAGCAGTACGCGCCGAACAGGAATGGATGCTGTTTCAATGTCAGCCGCGCGTATTTCACCGCCCATTTCTTCAACACAGTGTCGCCTACAGTAACTTCCGTCGGGTAGCTCTTATACACTGTCATCAGGTAGGCGTTAGGGTTCGGATAGAAGAAGTACCCGCTCATCAGCCCGCGCTCCACCGACGTGGCGCTCACCTTCAGCGTTACGCCGTTCTCCTTGATGTATATGTCCGCGCTGAACGTGTACGCCTGCGCCGAGTCCGCGCTTTCCCGCTCCGTGTAGCATGACAGCCACTCGCCAGGCATGTCCGTGAAAGGCTTCAGCTTGCAGTTAGCCTTGTTCAGCCTGTTGTTGTACGTGTTCAGCACCTTGGCCGTGATGATGTCGTGGCTGTGGTAGTCGTCCTTCATCTGCTCCCGCGTCTCTATGTTCGTCAGCGTGCCTTTCAGGACATCCACCTCGAAGAACTCGCCCACAGTCATCGCCGCCAGCTCCTCTATGCTGTACTCCTTGAAAAGATAGAAGTTGTAGCAGTCTCTTAGCTTCTGCTGTATTGTCGTTCCCGTCAGCTCAGGAAGATACATGTACGCTATTCCTTTCTCGCCGCTTCCTGAAAAATATCCGGATTTTATGTAATTGGCCGTAGTGAACTTTGTCGCGTATGTCAGCCCTTCGGAATAATATGTGCCAATCGCGTAATTCGCGTTTGCCAGCCAGCTGTTCTCCATTGATATGTAGTCGCCGTCTGTCGTGTATGGAAACATTTGCGAGGACACGTACAGCTTGACACCCGCGATTAAGTCTTTCCATTTGTCTAAGTCTGGAAGGGCCGTTATTCTCGCGTCCAATGTTCCGGCTGTCAAGTTGCAAGTGTATTCCACGTTGTAATTGTAGCTCAGAGCGCCGTGGTTCTCTGTGCCTGACACATCGCTCGGATCCGGCGTGACGCAGAATATGATCGGGTTTACTGTCGTGCATGGCAGCATCAGCACTGGAGCGCTGTGCATCACCAGACTGCCGTCGTACAGCTCATAGGCATAGCGCACGAAGAACGGATAAGCGAATTCGTTTTCCGCTTTCGCGTCAGCTACGGCCTTGTTGACCGTCCCCATAATGGAGTCGTATGTGTCAGCCATGAAATCAAAGTCTGTCGAGACCTTGTTAACCCCTCCGTATTTCACACGTTGGGTGGTGTCCTCGCCAGTTGACGAAGTCGGCACGGTCGTCGCGCGAACGGTCACGGTTTCCGCGTCTGATTGATGGTTTCGCAAAATCAGCGCGAACTCCATCTTCAGCTCCGGCAGCTTGCTTCCCAGATAATTATATCCTTCAGCCTCGCCTTTCCACAGGATGTAGTGCGTGCAGTCCTCGCCGGCTATGACAAGGATGTTGCCCACGCTCGTTATTTGGCTGCCGTCTTCCCACAGGTCGGCCGGAGCGTCCTGTATGGTCTTTGCCACCCCGTCCTTCCACCAGTACAGCTCGCCGTCTTTCAGCGTGATGTGAACGTCGCCGTTAGCCGTGTGGTGGTTGTATATGAGCTCATAGCCCGCGCCGATGCTATCCACGGCCTGTATCTCCTCCACCGGCCGCAGCCCCGCGCCGTCGTTCAGCAGGTTGTGGCACACCTGCAGCTCGCCGTCCGCGCAGTCATAGTCCGACAGCGTGGATGTCAGCCCACTCAATGCAGTTTCTTTTACGTCTCCCGTTATCATGCCTCTGCTCAACTGTTCTCAAAAGGATAAAACTCCACATTCACCTCACCGTAGTTCTGCGGCCGAGTGCCGCCGAAGGCGTTGTTGTCGCGCTCCTTCCACTCTTTGGCGCGGGTGAGCTTCTGCGAGTACAGGCTGTCGCCGGCTCTCTTCAGAAACAGCTTAGCCGTCTCAAGGTAGCTTTGCGCGACAGCCTCCATGCCGCACACCCTGAACCAGCGTGACAGCACATACCAGACGATGAACGAGAACATCATCTGCCTGACGCTCCAGTCAACAGCCTCGTTGTGGGTCTCAGGCAGGCAGTACGTCACCGTGAACGCCTCGTCCGTGGTCTCCTGCGCCGACACGAAATCATGGCAAGCCAGCACAAGCCTCGCCTCTGCCTCCGCGATGAAGCGCTCCATCATCTCAGAGTCATACTTGTTCGTCCATATATGGCCGTACTCATTGCCGCCGTCCTGCGTCAGCGTCCTCTTGCCTGTGTATGACAGCGTCTTGTCAACCTCCGCTAACACTTCGCTTTTCTTTATCTTTATCTCCAGCTCGTAGTTCATGCGTTCCCTTGTCTCTTGTCTTTTAATTCCATCGCAGCCACCGCTTTTCCGCGCGTCGGCTTGAACGCCGCCTCCATCCTTCCGCACCACTCCGGCTCGATGCCGAACCGCGCGTATATCTGCTGCACGTACGGACAGGGTATCAGTATCCTGCCGTCGCTGTCTCTCGTCAGACCGTGCGTGCAGTTCATCGGCACAGCGTCCTTGCTCGGATTCACGATCAGCAGCCATTCGCCGCCGCAGCGCGTCCATACGAAGCGCAGCGAGTTCTCGGCTTTCGGGTCGCGCTCCAGCGACCGCTCTAACAGCCTCGTCAGCCTGCGGTACGTGCGCTTCGGCACATAAACGCAACTGTGCGTCCCGTCCGTCAGCAGGTAGTAACGCCTGCCGAACAAACCGCTGAGTATATGCGTCCATTTGCGACTCATGCCTGCAAAATTACGCCTCTTCAGCTCTCCCGTTAGCATATCTTCGCAACTCCTTGCCAATTTCTTTCAAGTTCGGCTTCTCTCGCCGCCTCAGCTCCTCAACAAGTATGCCTGCGTATGGCTGGCGGCTCCTGAAGCTCACCGTCTCCCAGTACACATGCGCCTTCACGCCGTCCTCCAGGCGCTCAAGATACTTTCTCAGCCTCAGCTTGCCGGCCTCCGTGTCCTCGAAGATGTACGAGCAAACCCAGTATCTTTCAACGCCCCTGTCTTTCAGTATCACCACCCTGTACTTGTACCCAAGCAGCAGGGTCAAAATAGCATTTATCAGTCTCATTGTCTTTCACTTTTTAAATTTTTCACCTTTTCACCCCTCACCCACTTTTCCAGCTCTTGGCGGTCAACAAACACGCGCCGCTTCGTGGGTCTGTAGCATGGTATCTCGCCCCTGCCCGTCAGCCGGTACAGGTACGACTTGGCGTAACCCGTGTACAACGCAGCCTCGTCCAAGCTCATCAGGTCGCCCAAGTGGGTGCGGGTAAGCTGCGTGAGCTGGGTCACCTGCCTTTGCAGCCGCCTCAACTCACTCCGTATATCCCTCAGCTGTGCGTCCGTGTCAGCCATTCTTTACAATTTCATCCTTACATGCCGGCTTCGTGGCGTATTCCACATTCTCCCTAAGCCGAACGCAGTACATGCCGTTCACCGTCTCACGCTTATAAGCGCATCGCCTGCATATTTCGTTCCCAAACCTCATAGCCCCATAAGCCCATACTTCGCCAGTGTTCCGTTCTGCGCCCAAGCTCCGACAATCTCACGCATCCGCTTGTCGCCGCGTTTCGCGCTCTCATAGATGCCTATGACGCGCTTGCGCTCCGCAGCTTCTTTCTGTTCACGCTCCCTCGCCACGTCCTCCGCCGATGGCACTATCACCGTGGGCTGCGTGCTTCCACTGCGTGCGGTGGCTACAGGCTTGTCCTTGTCCCGCGCCTCCCACATGCTCAGCGCCGCCTTCCAGCTCTTCATCTTGTTGCGCCCGACAATCCAGCCGTTGCTCTCGTAGTACGCCATGAAGCGTTCCGCGCTGACGTGGGTAAGCTGCTTCTCGGTGATGTAATCTTGAACTTCAGAAATCGTGGGGGCGTGAAAAACGTTTCGGGGCGAAACGTTTTCTTTACTCTCTTTCTTTTTTATATTTTTATTTCCTTTACTTTCCTTGCTTGTTTCAAAACAACCATTTGCTTGTTTTTGGTTGTTTTTGTTTTTACTGGCATTGTCGTTTCCCCTCGGCGCACCGCCTTTCTTTCCAGCCTCAGACCGTTTTTTCTTTATCTCGTCTTTCACAATCATGCGTCTGTTGAAACTCTCGGAGTAGAAGCACTCACCGTCCTCGGTGAAGGCGAATAACCCGAAGTCCTCAACTACTGATTTTATGAGGCCGGCATCCACGCGAAGGTCAAAGGCTATCATGTTGTAATCTTTGGCGCTCATGTATCCGTCTTCCTCTCTCAGCCGCTCTAATATCATGAAATAGACTCCATAGCCGGCAGCACCGTGTTTCATGCGCACCTTGAGCAACTTCGCGTCGTTGCGTGCGTTGCCGTCATGTGAGAAGTAGCTGTTCTGTTCTTTCATCTCTTTAAAAGTTTTGGTCTTGTCGTTGCTGTCAATGTTCGCTGTCAAGATAGGCGTTGACCTCCCTGATGAAGTCGTCCAGGCTGCGGCACACCACGTACTTGTAGCCGTCCTTGGTTATCTCGTCCTGCCACCGCCGCTGGCTGTCGCTCTGTGAGCTGCCCTTGCTCGTGGTCTTCATCTCAATGAGTAGCGCCCCGTAGTAGCGGTTGCTCTTCAGCAGTATCAGGTCTGCCACTCCGGGCAACACGCCCTCGGCTTTCAGCCTCGCTCCCGTCTGCGCGTCTCGCCTGCCTCCGTTGGGCACGGCGAAGAGGTTGTGCTTCATCCGTGGGTGCTTAAGCCTGAACCATTTCACGCAGTCTGCCTGTATGCGGTGCTCCTCGTCCTTGGGCTTGCGGCGGTGTGGCTCGCTGTTGGCGATAGCCCTTAATTCATCCAGCGTCATTGTCGTAGGTGTCAGTGTCCCCTGTCTTGTCAATGGTTATGGGTTCCATCATCGGCTCTCCTTTCTCCGTCTGGGTGGAAATGGTTACTTTCTGTCCCTTTGGTATGCTGTCGATGAAAGCTCCTACGGCACTGCATAGTTGCTTCTTCTCTTCTGTCTTGGGCTTCTCTGTCGTGTGGTTGTCTGAGTACTCCCATGCTTCGAGTATCTGCGTTTCAACGAGTGAGGCTATCTCGTAGTCCTCAAGGCTGTCCCTGAGCATGTCTTCCACGGTCTTGCGTGCGCCTTCTATGCTCCTTGCGTTGACAAGGTAGTAAGCTGTGCTGCGTTTTACCTTGCCGGTCTTTTCATCGGGACTAAGGAACTGCACCTTTGCCTTGTAGAAGCGTTCCACCGTCTCATCATCAATGAACGCCACTTCTCGGTATGCCGCTCTCTTGATGTCTTGGATGTAAAACTCATCGGTTAAGAGCTGCATCTGCTGCGTGGCTCTTCGCTCTGCCTCGGTGAAGCTCAGCGCGTCAACGGCGTAGGTCTCGTTGACTTTCCTTTCCACTCCGTTGTCAGCCGTCTTCTTGTAGCTGACTTTCACTTCAAACCATTCTGATGTTACTGTTCTCATAATTATAATAATTTAAAAAGTTTATCACTAAGTCTCCTCAATTGTGTGGCTCGCCATTCTTCCTTGGGCTTCTGCGCCTTGTCTTGGTAGAACAGCGCGGAGTCTCTCAGCCACCTTGCCGCCGTCCTTATGTCCGTCTTGCTTACTTCCATATCTTTTTTGTCAATTTGTCTTATAACTCAAACAGCGTGCTTGCAATCTCCTCGAAATACCTCCTGTCCGTGGGTATGTCGTCATCACTCGCCATTATCTGCGCCGCCACACTCTTCTTGTCCTGTATTATTTGGTATAGCCGCCCGTCAATGGTGCCCTTGCCAAGCAGGTAGTAGCATGTAACGTTGTCCTTCTGACCTATTCTGTGCGCCCTGTCCTCGCACTGGCAGCAGTCGGCGTATGTCCACGGCAGCTCTATGAAAGCCACGTTGCTTGATGCGGTCAGCGTAAGCCCCACGCCCGCCGCCTTGATTGAGCAGATTATCAGGCGCACGTTGTCGTCTTGCTGGAAAGCGTCCACGGCGGCTTGTTTGCTCGCTGCGTTGTCCCTGCCTGTAACGCTTACAGCTTGCGGGAACTGTGCTTTCAACTCGTCAACAATCTCGTGCAGCGAGCAGAACACTATCAGCTTCTTGCCGCTCGCGAGGAATGTCCTTATGAAGTCCGCCGCTTGCGCCACCTTGCCCTTGGCGGCTATGGAGCGTAGCGTCATGAATTTCACAAGGGCTTCCATCATCATCTTCTTCTGCACCTCCCAGTCGCTGCACTGCCTGTATTCCTTTAGGTACTGGGCGAGGTCGGCTTGCGCCACGTCGTATTCCTCCCTGTTGCTTATCTCCACGTAAAGGTCGCAGCGTGTCTTGTCGGGCAGCTCGGTAAGAACCTTTGCTTTCTCCCTCCTTATCATGCAACTCTCATACAGCTTCTGGGAAAGCTCTTCCAAGTTCCTCGGTGCGTCTGCGTTCTCGTCATCGTTGCCGCCCCTCGTATCTGTCCTATAAGTCCTATTGCTCTTATTCCCCTTGCCGCTCTCCCCTCCACCATATCGGCTGAGGAACGCCGCCTTGCCGCCAAAGTCCTTCAGTCTGTCCATTATGCTCAGCTGCGCCACGAGGTCGGCGGGGCGGTTCACCACCGGTGTGCCGCTGAGGAGTATCACCCACCGCTTGCCGACGGTCAGCCCTTTGGCGAACCGCGCCTGCTGCGTTGATGCGTCTTTCACCCTGTGGCTCTCGTCTATTATCACGCTTTTGAACATCTTAATGTGCGGACAGAACACCACGTCCTTCAACCGCCAGCTCTTCTTGCCGCCCTTGATGTCCCACACGAAGTATTTCCTCAAGCTCTCGTAGTTCACTATCGCCACGTTCTGCACTCCCATTTGCAGCAGGTACGGCCACGTGGTCTGCGTGCCGTTGTCAAGCACGAGGGCTTTCTTTTCGGTGAACTTCTCCCACTCCCTCTGCCAGTTTATCTTCAGCGAGCTGGGACATATAACCAGGCAGGGGTACGCTCCGGCGGCATCGACAATGCCTATGCTTTGCAGCGTCTTTCCAAGCCCCGGCTCATCGCCTATCAGCACCCTTTCGTGCCGCAATCCGAAGTCTATGCCCTCCTTTTGGTATTCGTAAGGCTCCACCTTCAGTTTTATGTCATAGCCGTTTGCCATGTTTCTTGTCTCCATTTATCTTTGTAGTATTAATCTTATAAGTCCTGCCGGTCTTATTTACCGCCGTCTCCAGCCGTTAAGCTCATACACTCTTGCCTTGGCTTCCTCGCGTGTGCCGAACCACTCTCCAAACACCTTTTCAGCCGACATGTAGCCATCGTGTACCGACACCACCCTGTACAGCTGGAAACGCCTCCCGTATGGCTCATAGTAGTATTCGCCCTCTTTCCTGTCCCTGTAGTTGTATCCGCTCATTCCGCGCCTGCGAGAAAACCATTCCTGCAATCCTTGTCAGTCACAATACCTTGCGGATAAAATCCGCCATGTTCATCAGCGTACTGTTGTGCCGCCTCCAACAATCTAAGGCTCATCTTCAGTGAACTGTTCATTCTATCCTCTCTTTATTTTTTTAGTAGAACCTTTCCACTTCCTCAAGCAGCTCTTCCTTGTCTGTGCCGGCAAGATACAGGCTCAGCACCATGTCAACAGCGCGGCCGTAGAACTTCTCAAACTCCGTCTCGTCCATCTTCGCGAAAGATATGCTGCCGGGCTTCACCACCTGCCTGCCGCCGTGCCACGCGCTGCTGTACAGGCCGAGGTCTATCTTCATGCAGTCAAGCATGTCCTCCTCGCTCCTTATGCTGAGCATCTGCGACAAACGCTCTGGCAGGTTCTCAAAGGTGAGGCGCACCAATGCGAAGAACTTCTTGTGGAACTCGTAGTTCCTCGGCTTCGTCACCTCGCACAGCACGGTCTCGCCGACCTTGAGCCGCCTCTTCTCATCCATGTCGCTGCCGTACATCGGCACTAACCCTCTTTCCGTCACCTTGCAGTATATCTTCATCTCTTTACGGTTATAACCCCAAGTTCAAACACCACCACTGGAACGCCAGTTCCTCGTATTTCTCACGTCCGCGCTTGTATGTCTCGTCGCCTCGTGTTATGAACTTCTTGAACACCTTGCGGTTCTTCTTGCTTATGGCGTAGATGAAGTCTCGGTCTGAGCCTACAATGTCCATATACCACGCGCGGCTTCTGTCCCAGTCGAAAAAGTCCACAGCTTCGTCAAACTCCTGCTGACTGCTTGCGAAGGTGCTTTTAAGGTCGCCGCCGAAACCGTAGGCTGACATATACCAGTCCCACTTGCAGCGGGTGTCAAGCTCAAAGCCGAAACCGCCATACTCGAACACCTCCCCGTGCCTTACGCTCACATGCTGTGTGTCCGCCTGCTCCAATACCACGCTTAGCAGCCTGTCCTTGTGGGCTTCAGCCCTCAGGCTGGCGTGCATCGCTTTTGCAAGCTCGAACTCGTCAGCCGTGTAATGCTCGCCGTCCACCGTGCGGCGGTAGTAGTCCACTCTCGCCGGCTCGGTGATGACAGCATCCACCAACGTGCCGAAGCGGAACGCCGCCTCCTTGTCGCCAAACTGGCGGCGGGGGTGCAGCAGCTCCTTCAACGCCGTCAAGTCAGAGTTGCTCACCTCTTTTCTGTTATAGTATTCGTCCGGGTTCATGCCAATCTCGTATTAGTCTTATTTCATAACTTATAACTCATCTATTTCGCCTTCACCTCGTCCTCATAGCTTATATGCTCGCTCTCAATGAGGATTGGGTCGCTCTTGTCGTTGGCGAGCTTCTCGCAGAACGTGAGCTGCTTCTTCAGCGTCTTGCTCAGCTCCTCAACGCTCATGTGGCAGCCTTCCTGCGTCCACCACATCGACAGTATCGGCATGAAAGCCTCCGGGTTCAGCGGCACGAGCTTCTTCTTAACCGCTGTCTTTGGCGTGTACGCCGCCACGCTGGCCTCAGCCTCGCCAAACAGGCTCGCTATCTCGGCGTTCTTCCGCTTCAGCTCGCTCTCCTTGCGCTGCGCCTCTTCTTTGGCGGCTCTCTCCGCCTCGCGCTTGGCGGCTTCTTCGGCCTCACGCGCCTTCATTTCTGCCTCTCGCCTTGCCGCCTCCTCCGCGCCGGCTTTGGCTATGGCTTCAAGCTCGCGCTTCTTCGATGGCAGCATGTCCGCTATGGCGGCTCTGTTGCTTTCCATCTCAAAGCGGTACTGCTCCTTGAAGCTGGGCAGCAGCCTGTCCAGTATGTCGTCCCTTAGGACTCTCGCCTCCTGCACGCCGAGCTGCACGGGTATCGCCACCTGCGACACTCGCGCCCAGCCCTCCGGCAGCTCCACGGGGTATGTCCTTATGCACTCGCTTGCCACGTCAAAGCTCTCAAGGGTAATCCTGTCGTTCAGAGCGTTCAGGTCGCCTATGCTGTTTGAGGTGAACACGCTGAGCTGCCTTTTGAAGTCCTCCTCCACGTCTGCCGTGTATCTGTCAATGGCGGCCTTGCGCTGCTGCTTCAACATTTCTTCATGTCTGCGCGCCTCTTCCTCCGCTCTCTTCTTAGCGGCGTACTCGTTGCGCTTCTGCTGTATCAGATAGGGCAGCGTGCCGGCCTTCGCCGGGTCAACCTCGGTCTCCAGCAAGGTATATACCTTCCTTATCTCGTCAAACAGCTTCGTCACGGGGGAGCGCTTCTCGTTCATCTTCCTCACTGTCTTGCGGGCTTTCTCAATGAATATTGCCGCTTTTTGGTCTAACTCGTCCGTCATGCCCTGCTGCTCTATCAGCGTCAGCAGCTGGCTGCCAGCGTCCACGCACCTGTCGTGGCTCACTTGGTTCTCTTGCCACGCCTGCGGAGCTGACTGCACTATCAGCTCCACATTCTCTCTCTTTATTATCAATTCATTCATAGTCTATGGCTTGTTTTTATTGTTTCATCGTGTTAGTCCGATTTGTCTCATAACTCAAAACTCAGAACGCTCCGTCGTCCTCGGCCTCGCTCTGTGGCACGCTCACGCCCTGCGCCGCGTCCTTCGCGGGGTTGCCGTACGGGGGCAGCGGGTCTTGTGTCATCGCCGGCTGCTCCGTTTCCTCGCGGGGTGGGGTGGGGCTTCCGTACCAGTCCTCGTCCTGCGGCTTGTCCTGCTCCTCGGTCTCAAGCTGCGTGGCGCGGCCTATACGTACTTTTGGATAGGTCTTAAAGGCGTGCTTTATGCACTTTGCCATAAGGAAACCCTTGTCTATCATGCCCTCGTTGGCGGTGTACAGCTCATTGGGGGTCTCCACGTATGCGCGCGCCCTCTCGTCCCACCGTCTGTTGTTCTTCGCCGAGTAGCCCTGCAGCCGCAGCCAGTCCTCCTCAAACATCACGCCGTAGTCCACGCTGCCGTCAGTCCTCGTTATGCGCAGGAAGCACGCCACTATGTGGTTGGTCTTGTGCGGCAGGCGGCACGTGTAGCTCACGCTCTTCCTGCCGTCCGTGTCGGTGAACGTGAAGTCGTCGTCCTCATACACCACCACGGGGTTGTCGGCGTGCCTTATCTGCCCCGTGCGCTCTCTAAGCACAAGCTCGCCGTAGCCGCTCACCGTCAGCGTCAGTCGCCCCTCGTATTTCTTTTTTTGCTTGCCGTCCTGCCCGGTGTATGTCTCGCCGGTGGCGTAGTTCCTGCCTTGCAGGTAGCACAACGCCCTTACGCCAGGCTCAAGCGACAGGCCGCACACGGCGAGGTCTATAAAGGCGGTGAATATACTGAACTTAGTGGCTTTCTGAAGCTCCGGCTTGTCTGCCAACAAGCGGTTGAACCAGATGCTCTCGCGCTCATAGGCGGCCTTGCCTGTGCCCTCGCCCCACAGCGTGTCGTGTATCTGTATGAAACGCTGCTTGATCACTTCGTTCTTCACAATCTCAAGAGGCTGCATCTTGTTGATTTCCTCTACCGTTAATTGAATGTTGCTCATAATAGTTTGTTGTTTTATAGGGTTAATTGTTGTCTCTCATTCGTGCCGGCTGTTCATGCCCCTTAGCTGGCGCTCGGTGTCCTTGCGCCTCTCGGTCTCCTCTCTGTCGGCCTCGTCCTTGATGTGGCACGCGAACACCACGCCGCCTAAAGCGCCCGCCAAGAGCAGGCAGCCAATCACAATATGGCCGTCAGCCAAACTCCTTACGGCGTTGCCGCCGAAGAATATCACCGCGTATATCGCGAATACCATGTACAAAATTCTGCTTTTCATATTCTCTTGATTTTTAATTGTTTCAACTCGTCTATCTGGCTCTGCAGGTACATCGGGTGTTTTCCGATCCTTGAGTGCGGCACAAGATATTTCGTCTTCTCCCAACGCCACATGGAGTTCAGCGAGACCCCTAACTGCGTCGCGGCCTCTTTTGCTGTCAGCTCCTTGTCCTCCTTCGGCGTTTCAGCCTCTAACCGCCGCGCCTCAGCTATAAGGCTCAGTGCGAACTCCTTCAAGTCAACCGCGCTCACCGTCAGGTTGACCTTCATGTCTGTCTTTAGCAATTCCTGTATGTTCATTGTCTTTCCTCCTGCTTGCTTTTTCTTGGCTTTACTGAACCCTCGTAACTGTCAGCGTCCTTGTGCTGCGGTCTGCCCTGGTCTTGAACTTCTTGCACTCCGCCATCCCTATTGTCGAACATGCCACCCTTACTGTCACTAAGCGGCTCGCAGGGTACTCAAGAACATCCCCCACCTCCATCGCTCTCAGCTCCGGAGTCACCTCGTCTCTTTCGCTCATTATTTTTCTCATGTTTTCTGCTTTTTCGTTTTGTCTTATCAATAATAATTAATAATTTTATGGTGCAAAAGTAAATAAAAACTTGAAACTAAACAAGTTTTTCTTGTATTAATTTAAAGAAAAAGTTTATTATGTTACACATTGGCTTGAAAATCAAAGAGTTAGCAAGTAAAGAAAATCTTGACGTGTCTCAGCTTGCCACTAAATTAGGAAAGTCTAAACAAGCCGTTTATGACTTGTTTTCTAAAGAAGATGTGCATACATCTGTTTTGAGGGAATTGTCGGGCATATTTAATGTGCCTATAATCGCATTCTTTCAAGAAGGAGACGATGCCAATAAGGATATTCAAGCCGAACTTGAAAAAACTAAAGCTGAAGTTGAGAGATTGAACAATGTCATAACGTCATTAAGAGCCGGCAAAGTGTCTCCTACTAAAGTTGTGGTTGAGTTTGACGTTAGCCCGGATGAATTTATAAAAATGGGGCTTAAAGACAAAATCGTGCAGGTCCTGAACAAATAAGAATGAAGCCGAATAAAGCACCTTGTTATTTATGTGTTATTGCTGTTATGATTAGTGTCGTAGCCTTAATTATTGTATTCTATAATATGCCTTATTGTAATGTTGATTATTCAAGTTTGCTTGTCAGCGTATTGTCTTTATTAGTCACAATACTTGTTGGCTGGAACATTTATACAGTTATAGATTTTAAGGCACAAATAAGAAAGGCGCGGCGTGATTACAAGAAAATTGAGGGCAGTATTAAGAACTCAGACCAAAAGGCTTTTGATGCTAATATTTCAACAAATCACGCCTTATACCAATTTTATAGCAACAATAAGCAATATGCTGGCGCAGTAACATCATTGATAATCGCTCTTGCTAATATGATTCAAATAGACCTCGCTGAAAACAATAAAGCTGGAAACATAACAAGATTTTCAACATACTTGGATAATTCGTATAAATCAATGATAAAAGAAAATCAACAATTTGGAGAAAACAACATTAGAATTATAGAAAAGAACATGGGGATAATATGCAGCAACGAGGGTTATCATTTTATTGAAAGTTTGTTCAAAGACACTTTTGATGAAATCAAAAATACTATCGCAAAGGAAAAACAAACACAAATTTGAATAAAAGCAAATGATCATGTCAACTCTTTTATGGATTATATCATTCATCGCGCTTTCCTTTATTATCCATTGGCTTTATTACACCATAAAGGCAACGAAAGACCCCGATGTAATAGCTGCCAATAACTTAGGCATGTCGATCACACATTACAATAAGTACAAGAAAATCCAAGCTCAATTGGAAGAACTCTACAAAAGGGGAATGACCGAAGGCGATGAAATAAAGGAACTGATGGGGCAAATACCAAACATGAACGAGTGGTATCGGTTCAGCGAATATCAATACAGATTGTCTTGCGACAAGTGGAAAAAAGAACTTGAAAACATCGGAAAAGAATGAAACATCTCCTATATATCATAATATGTGCGTCCATGCTCTCCTGCTCATCCTCCCACATCGGCAAGTACGTCTATCTTGAAGTGTGGCGCAGCGGCTGCCGCCTGCACGTTGACCGCCACTGCTCCAACTTCGGCAAAAACGGACAGGTGCAGTACATCAAGACCGCCGACCTTAAGGACTGCCATTCCTTCTGCCCCAAGTGCGTGTCTGATGAGGATGCCGACATGCTTAACGCCTTGCTCGCCAACGACACCGCCGCATACGCAAATCACCAAATCTTTTCACCTTTTCACCTTTTCACCTTTTCACCTTTTCACCCTTTCAGCAGAGCCTGGCCAAGGCGGTGACGTAAACGGCGGCGGCGGAGCAGACCTCCGCCCAGAACAGGGGCTTG